AGTGGTCATATGTTGTATGTCCCTTTAAATAACATGGGTTTACAGGTTGATGTAATTTGTAATTTAAGAAATCATTACTGTTTAACCATTCATTCACATATTCATTTGATAATGGATTTCCAAATGAATTTTTGATATTATCTATTAACTTAAAATCATCCCTTTCTTTTACAGCTACATCATTTTGTATTACCCAATATAAACATTTTACAGGATGATTTAAACTAAAATCAATATATGGATTGTATTCTTTTTGGACAAGTTGAACCTGTTCAATTAAATATTCATGGTGTTCTTGAGCAAATCTTTTTCTTTCATCAACATCAAGATTAATGTAATTTGCCCATAAACGAATTTCTGCTTTTTTAGGATTTGCTAAATCATTCGCATTAGAACTTGTAACGCTCGTAGGATAATCACTATCATTTGTTCTTCTTACACCATCATTTTCAGAATTAATAATATGTTTTATATCTCTAAAAGTAGCCTTCAACTTTACATCATGATACTGTAATGCTATAAGTGGTAAAGATTGACTTAATTCTTTACAAAACCAAAAATCAAGTGGAAGAAACATTTTTATATTTGGTGGAGATTCAATCATTTCAAAACTATCAATCTCACGATGTCTATTAATCAAGAAATCTAAATCCCCATCTTTTCTTCTTAATTCGTTCATCATATCATAAAATTTACCATCATGTTCATCAATAACTTTTTCACCAATACTAAACGAAATATTTTTTAAAAAATTATAAGCTGTTGTGTTATTATAATAACAGTAATTTCCTGAAGTAGTGTTTATAAAATTTTGCGATGGTAAATCTATTTCAAAATGGAGCTTACTTAAAAGATCCCCTGCTTTATTAATAGTATAGTTTAATGTAAACTCTCTATTTGTTATTTCTCCTCTCATAACTTGCTCTATACATTCAATTGAAAAATTTGTGTGCCTACGGTAAACAGATTTAAAAAAACTTGTTTCAGGGTTTCCGGTTATATATATATCTTGACCACCTTGAATGACTAATTGTAATGTTCCTCCACCCATAATATATTAATATAGTTTATATTAATATATCTTTTTTTATATATTTTAGAGAAAGGAATAAAAATTATCTTATAAAATCAAAAGTTATTCTATAAATATTATCATTTGTAAATGTTTCATAGTAAATGTCTCTTAGTAATGTATCATCTTTTATCAACTCTTTATTTTTAAAAAGGTTTGGAAGTTTCATGTTACTTAAATAATCTTGAATTGTGAACTTTTCTACTAAAACTGAGAATCCAAAACTATTAAAGTGTTGGTTTATTTTATATATATCTTGAGATGAAATTGTGGAAATATTAAGATTTTCTCCATCAGAATATAGATACTTTAAAGCCATTGTAAAAACCATCAACAATTCTTGAAAAATATGGAGTCCTAATTTAACACTTTCATCTGGTGGATCCAATTCTAATTTAATACTATTCTTTTCCCCTGGTTCTTTAGAAAATATATATTTTAAAAAATCATTACCATTTCCTTCAATATATTCAGTATCATCGTTTTCCATATAAATAAACTATTATATTATATTTAATAAGCGAACGACGAAAGAGACTGTGTATATGGATTATTCTTGAATGGATTTAATAGGTCTTTATCAATCCTTTCAGATAATAAATCACCATCATCTAGTTTGTCTTTCATAGTTGTTAATCTATAAGATGTTTTATCTCGGCTTGTTGAATAAATCTTACCTAACTTATTTTCTGATTGATTCATATAATCGCTTTCAATCTTTTTGATTTCAACATTAAATTGTTCTCCTCCATTGACAACCTTCGTATTACTCAATGTTGGCATTCTACCTTGGGCTATTATTTCTTTATTAGGATTCGTTTCAGCATTTATGTAGTTATTCTTATCCATATTACCAGAGTATCCCTGGGATCCAGCTCCACCAGTATATCCAGTTAATGTAGATTCTTTGACGGTTACATTTTGTTCTTCATGACCCATGGTTAGTTTGTTAAAACCACCCGACATATATCCATTATTTCCTGAATCAATTGTAGTTTGTTTTTTAGTAACACGTACATCATCTTGTATTCCTCGTGTCCCCCCAATAATAGTATTATTTACATAACCATTGTTAATTGAATCTATAGTTGTTTCTTTGACAGTTCCTTTTAATTCATCTAATAATCCAACTGTGTGATTACCTACTCCTGTATTTAAATTGCCTTCATATGTCCTTTCCCCTGTTATTTCTCTTTCATTGGGGACAGCCCTGTATCCTCTTCTTGATAAATCAGTATCTCCGGAAAACTTATCCATTCCAACATTTCTTGTTGTATCGTTATCTAACTGAATTTTTAAGGGTTTACGATACTTTGATCTCTTTTCACCTTTCCCAAAAACAGCTGATGCTCCTCCAAGTGGTTGATCGTTTAATGTAGAACGGTATGTATCTTTTAATAAGTGTGCTGGATTTTGTTTTTCTTTTAAGAAAGCACCTGTGGTGGTAAAATATCTTTCAGGACCATTTTCATAAAACTTTTCTGGATCATATTGTCTAAATTCACCCATATGTCCTCTCTTATCATTCATACCTTTACCGCTAATAACACGTCCTTCATATGTTTTCTTTTGATTTGTCTTTGTTCTTAAAAGGTCAATATTTGTTTTATCAGCAATTAATTGTTTTATTTCACGATTAATTTCACTCTTTGTATCTATGTGACCCACTCTTTCTTGCTCGAAAGGTAATTCATTGTTTTTTTTACGTCCTTCTAAATATCTAGATTTATCTCCAATATATTCTCCAAATTGATTTCCAAAGGTATTTTCATTCTTTTCTAAACCAAACATAGGACCAACCTCTCTTTTACTTTCTTTTAATCTATTATCTCCTTGATGTCTGTCCAAACCTCTTGTATCATTAAAATCAATTGGATTGGGAGCCCTTTTAAAAAAAGGCTGTGTAGTTACGCCCTGATCATTTCTCAAAAAATCATTTCCATCAATAAGTTTGTCAGAACTATTACTGTAAATGATATCTTGAAACCCTTCAACATTCATATCACGATTAAGATTTTTATCACTTACTACATTAGAACTTTCATTAAAAGATTGATGAAAATTATTTTCAACTAAATCTTTTACTTCTTTTTTAGTTTCCTGAAAATAGTTTCCGGATTCATAAACATTCTCACCGTTAGTTAAGTTTGGATTACTATTTACAGAAGGCATTATTGGATTATCTCCTTTGTCCTCTTTATTTTTTAAATATCCTACAGCAACAAGTCCAAGTAAAACAGCAGCTTCCATTTAATACTTTAATATATAAAAAAAATAATTTTCTTATCTTATTTTTACCATACTCAAAATTTCTTGAGGCATATTTTTACTGTTAAACCGTATATTCATCATATTACATGAAAAGTGCCCCACAAGTTTAAAATGTATTTCATCTTCATAAAATAAAACAATTGTATCTTTTTCATCATCATAGATATCTAACATAGGATAATTGTAATACTCTGATGTGTTATCATTACTATAAAATACGACAATATTGATATCTAAAAATTCTTTTAAAAGTTCTAATATCAAGAAATCCCCCCAATAGTCGTTTCCACCTTCTTTTAATAGTTCTTTGAAATCTTCAAATGTAGTTGATTCAGGATCCCACATTTCGCAAAAATCATCTGTTTCTTTTAATATTCGGTATACTTCAATGATATTTTTAAATTTGTCTTCTGTAATATATTCCGATAACTCTAATCTTAATTTTTCTGTATCAGTTTCATTATATTCGTTGAGAGCATAACTTATACAATTAAATAAACAATCTCCATCTCCACCACAATCTAAAACACCATACTGTGAATTTTTCTTTTTAACATTACTAAGTTTGTTTAATTTTACAATCCATTTCTTATTGATTTTTTCCCAACCATATTCACATAAATAGTTATGCCAATTTCTTTCAGTTATTTTGATAATCTTTGCCTCTTCTTCATAATAAAAAATATCATTTTCTGAATATATGTTTTCGTTAAGATATACTCTCATCTCTATTATTAGTTGATACCTTTTCTTTAATAATTAATAAAACTGACAATTTTTTTGAAAACGGATAACATTCTTTTTAATTTTTTCCCATTCTAATGTATCTTTATCATCGTATTCTATTTGTGGGTGTCTTTTATTGAAACAACTACGAAAGATCCATATCAATCTCTTTATTTGTTCATCTTCTAATTTTGTATAATTAGCCACATATTTAACTATATATCTATTACAGTGGAAATCATTTGCTGATTTAATCCAATCCTTATATTCAAGATCTCCAATATCTAGTTTAATAATATTTATCTTATCATCTCTTATAGTTATTTCACCATTATCTATAGTTCTTTTATAATATTCTATCATTTCCATATCCCCTTTCATACCACCATATGATTTTCTAAAACTTAATGATTGAAGATATATATTTTCATGTATCGTTTCTACTGTGTCTTTATATTTTAGATATTGGGTATATTCTTCTATTTGAGATAATGTATAAACTACATCAAGTAACCATTTTATTATCTCTTCTTTGATTGTAAATCCCTTTGTGTTAGCTATCATTAGCCAAATTAATACTGGAAAACATTCATGAAAATATACATCTTCAAGCATAATAATAGGTAATCTTCTTATAAAGCTATTGTAGTCTAGGTTTATAAAATGAAGAGCAGTCTTTACAGATTTTTCACTATCCATCCTACGGATGGCTTTTTGAAGATGAGATGATAAATAAACACTTTTTGTGTATTTATTCTTATCTGGAAATTCGTAATTTTTAAAATTAGAATCAATCTTACCACAAATTGTATACTCGATAGTTTTTATTTTAAATGTTTCTGAAAAATCAATATCTAGAGGTTTTTCTTTAAGAAATTCTATTTTAGAAGGACGTTTACCAACCCATAAGAGGTAAAAGAACATATTAAATTAAAATGGATATAAAAATAATTATCAAATTTTTTAACATTCATATAAATCAACTAATGTTAAGTGTGTGTTTGTACCTAATCTTTTAAAAGGTTCAATAGAATTACTTTGAGGATCAATTGGTAATTTAAACCATCTATTTTTTGTTTTTCCTCTTAATTCAAATGCTGGTTCATCTAAACGAGAATATTTACTTGAAAAATCTCCCATTTGAATATCTGTTTCAACACCTTTATCTCCTAAAAACTTACCGGTAACATCATTTGTTAATGGTCTAGTGATATTTAATAGTTCTGAATTTACATCCATAAATTTAGAATCAGTTGTCCTGTAAATACCACTATTTTGATATTTTATTGATGTGTCATTGGGCATAACACTTTGAGTATCCACTCGGACACTATTTAACATGTAATTGGATATGCCATTTGAAATTGATTCATTTGTGTTTTTCATATTTTCAATTGACTTCTCACTATAAGGCATAATTATACTATAATATATATAATATTTTAGTTTTGACTTAACCTTTTCATATATTCTTTGTTTCTTACAATTTGACGAGATGGTAGACCTCCTCTTACCCATGAATCCATAGAATCTTCAGGAATAATATGTTTCGCATTTTGTACCTCATCCTTTAATCTATCAATCATAGGAGTTATCGTGTAATCGAGTGTTGAAACACCAGAGAGAGGACCACATGTCCTCTTATCTTTAATTACAAGGCTATCACGAATTTCTGATTCAGTATCAACATTAAATGGTCCTTTTCCAAAGAAGCCAAGATTGTATCTATTGTCTAATTGATTAATATACTTCATGTTTGTTAGATTATTTCCTCTTAATTCAGAGTCATTATCTATCATACAACCATTTTCACCCATCCATCCAAATCCACCACTAAAGTTTACATTGGCTTGTTTTAACTGTAACTCTCTTGCTTTTTCTAAACCACAATCACACGCATAAGTATTATCTACTAGATAATTTCCAGGACCTTGCGATTGATTAATTTCATGATTAACAGTTGCTTCATCCGAGTTTAAAGATGCTCTGTTATTTAAAATAAAACTATCGGTGTTAATAACATTGTCAGAGCACTTCTGCAATTGAACACTATTTACACCATTTTGAAAACCACCGTGATATCCGTTCGTAAAGTTCATCTATATTTATATAATGAAAATATATTTTATTTTTAAAAAACGTTTCCATTAGAAGAAACTATTAATTTTGTCTTTATTAACCACTCGCTCCACCCCCATTCCCACCAGGTGTTCCATAACCATTGGCGGCACATTGTAAACCATTCCCTTCTTTACATGTAGGTGGTGTGGAATATAGCCAATTTTTATAACTTTCTAAATCGTTTGGATTTGTTTTCCCAGGAACAGTATAGAATTGTCTTTGAGAATTATTTTTTCCAAATATATCATTTACATCTCTATATAATTTTCTATTAAATTTTTCTTCTATATCTTTTTGAATACCTTTATTATTGTAAGAGAGACATGGTTTTTGACTGTTATTTTCACTATATATAGTTGGATTCATAAATGGATTACTATTTTCTGGGATACGACACCCTCCACTTACTTCTTCCATTAAAAAGCTTTCTTTTGTATCTCCATTTTGCAACTTTCTTATATTTTCAGTAATATTGTTCATTTTTAGATTTTTACTTATGATTACAGTAAATAAACCAACTCCCACAGGTATCAATAATGTATTTGGACTCTTATTTACAAAGTAAACAATTAAAGCATAAAAAATAGAAAGACGAAATAAACTATTTAATTTACGGTTTAAATCAAAATTTTTCATAGGAACTATCTCAAAAAGATATTTCTTTTCATATAAAATACTTACATCTTCAATCCATAGAGGAGTCATATATTATAATATTATTTATATATTATTTTTATTCTTTTTTATTAACATCTATTTTACCTTCTTTTTTTTCCTGTAGTTTTTTTTGAAGTCTTTTTTTAGTAGCAGTCCCATCATGAGTGTTTGATAATTGAACCATACGATTATCTGGATTTGTGGGCATTGTGGGCATTGCGGGCATACCTCCACCACCTGTATTCATATTAGATAATCCTTGTCCCATAGTTGACATCAATGATGAAAAAAGAGGATTATCTTTCATATTTTTACTTAAATCCATAGCTTCTTCCATTATATTATCATTTGGATTGTTATCAATTTTTTCACTGATACTCTTAAAAATATTCATCATATTTGCTCCATTCATTAGGTTTTCAATTCCGCCTCCTTCTCCAATCATTGATTCAATATTGAGCTCTTCAGAAACTTCTTTCGCTATTTTACCAATACTACTATTTTCTAAAATGTCTTCCATGCCTTTGATATTTTTATCATCCATCTTTACATCTTTAACATCTTTAACATCCGGTTGAGCTTCACCTTTCTTTTCTGAAAGTAATTCCATAACAACGTTTGAGTTGAGTGATTCAGTTAACTTTTTCAACATCTTCATGTTTTTAAGCGTTCCTTTATCAGATACCTTTTCTTTTTGTTTGATAGAGTTTAAGACATCTTCAACATCTTCTTTTCCTTGTTTACTATTGATTTTGTAAACACAAAATGTTTGAAGGTATCTCCAAACATTATTCCGCGTTTCATTTGATATGTTGGAACCCCATATCAATTTAAAGGAAACATTATCTAAAATGATTGGATCTTTCTCAAAAATTGTAAAGTCATTTTCAGATAGTTGTTTTGATATTTCATCTACATTCTCAAAAAAATTAACTAAAATATCATCACAATCATCTTCTTCATTTAAAATTTTAGAATATGATTTTGAGAGTCTTTTTTCATATTCCGGAAAAACTTTTACTATATCTAATACAAAAGATTTTAAAAGTTTCTTTGAGTTATCAGTCATTTATATGATTAAAATAAGAAAAAATATATTATTATACGCATAATTATCTAGCAAAATTCATTACATGTTGTTGTCCCCCACCATTTAAATCTCCTCTCTCTGACATCATTCTTTCATATTCACTATCGAAAGAATCTTTTTTTGAATTTTTATATTCATCTTTTCCACCATGTGAAATATTTTGATCTGTTTTTGTTTCTTCAATCGTTGAATAATATGTATCTAGTTTATTTGAATTTTCACCTTCTAAACTAGAGAAAGCTAAACAAGAACCGTCGCTACAATAACCATTAATATCACATTGAGGTTCTCCTCCATCACTAGCGACTGAACATTCTCCCTTTTGAGAAGGAGGTCCATTAGAATTTTCAGTAGATCCATCATTCGATTCTTCTAACATACCAAATATTTCTGTAGCATTATACATTTCATCCCCCGAAACCATACAAGGGACAGCTTTTACATAATTAGGAAATGGATTTTCATCGATAGAAATTATCGTAAAGTTTCCACGAATATCAGGTCTGTTTCTTAGAACCTTTATCAATTCAATACAGTATTTACACTTTTTACTTATGTAAATGGTTGGCTTACTACTCATTAAAATCTTTTATATCTATAACAAATAAATTAGATTATTTTAACATAAAGTATTTAAAATTTGAATAAAAATATTATAGATAATAAAAAAGATAATACAAAGATGTCAAACATTACAATCTCTTACCCCGAAAAAGGAAAAAATGAAACTAACAGCATTGTCTTTGACATTATGGGAGATAGAGAAGAAGGACTTAATAAAAGTGTTATCAATTCTTTGAGAAGAGTCCTTTTATCATCTATTCCTTCAGTAAGTTTTAGAACTGAAATGAATAACACAGATATCAAAATTGTTAAAAATACATCTCCCCTTCATAACGAATATATTCTCCATAGAATATCTATGATACCTCTTTACATTGATCCCGAAGAATATAAACGTG